GAACCTTCGCCGATGGCTGGGGGACATAAAGGTGGTGAAATTCAATATACAGTAGCAATAATAGAATGGGAAAACGGAATTGTAACTGGATGTTTTCCTTATGAAGTAAAATTTTTAGATGGTAAAGCAGAAAAATATTATCAAGAAAATGCAATAAAATAATTTTAAAATATTTTATTATTTGGGCGTTTGGGGCGATAATAACATGTTAATATTGTATTAAGGAAAGATTTGCAAATGTCCCCCTTTCGAATTTTTCAAGTATTATGTTGGTGACTGGCTGATACTTAAATGGACGGCTAAACTAAAAAACCCTGTTAGGTGTAAAATCTAGCGGGGTTTTTTGATACTCAAATATAGTAGGTGGCTGAAAGTTTATGAGTAGTTGTACATAAGACTTGCGCAACAAAACAATAGGGATTGCAGGTAGGCCCGTTAGTACAATGAGTAGCCAGTAAGTGAACGTGCTTTATAAAAATGGTTCTACATATTAACATATTATCTTTGGAGGTGTCAGGCATGGAAAAACATAAGTGCAAGGTGAAATTTCATAATAGAAAAATAGTTTGTGCCAGTCAAATTTTATGTTCTGACTGTCCAGAGAGTAAAGGATGCGAGGATATAGATATTTATATAGAGGGAAAGTTCGAAGGAGTTAAAGATTGTATGACTAAGAATAGTTATGCTAGAGATAAAGGCAAGATTAAACAAAAGACTTGGGAAAAGTAAGAACTCGATAACTAAAATAGATACCAATTATTTAGAAAAGGAGGCACGATTTAATGAACAAGATAAATGAAATTGAAAAGCTTTGTGCTCCAATACTAGAATATTTAGAGGAAAATTACAATCCACATTGTACAATAATTATAAATAGTGATGGAATAAAACTTGTTATAGATGAAATCAGCATACCCAACATAAAACAAAACGACTAATCTATGAAATTAGCCGTTTGTTAGTTATAGTCTCTTATAGCGGTGCACTTTATCAAGTGTTGATAGCTCAGACCCTAAAGAGGGAGAATTCATGAAGTTTAAATACCTATCTTTGGATACGTCATAGTAGGCATATGTGGCTCCATCATGAAATCTAATGTATAACGTATTATTCTCCCAACCAACTTCTCTGATTCGACTTGAAGAAACAGATTGCATATTCACAAAATCACCACCTTTCTACCATAAAGTTATACATTGGAGTAGTTAATTCCTTCCAGATGTCGATATTTGCAGAACGATTCATGTAGGAATTTAGCCTTTCATGAAGAATCTAGCATAGACAGGATTAATAAAGGAAGGTGAAATTATAATGTTTGAAAATTATTATAAAAAGGGTTCTGTGAATATTATCGAAGAAAATTTAGAAATAGGCTTAGATCATGATATATTTATATTTCTATGCAATATGAAATTATATGAATTAGCAAGTACAATGACAGAGGGTATGGGGATTTTTAACAGCCGTTTAGAACAACCTTTGTTTAAAAATATTCAAGGGATAACTTACGGAGATTTAGTAGAATTCATAAAAGATAAAAAAAGTATTAGTTTAGAAACTAGAAGGTGTTTTGTTAGTACTTATGAAATATTTGAAAAAATAATATCCGAGATATTAAAATATATACACTATAAAAAACCTAATATTGTTTTAAATAAAGAAAACTCTATCTCTTGTGATAAATTATTGAGTGAAAAAACAAAAGAAGAGATTGTAGAAGAAATGATATACCAAAATGTAATGAATATCATGTATTCTAAAAATATAAAGGATATATTAAAATTCATTAGTAGATACAGCAAGTGTTCAATTGATGATTTGCTTGTTGATGGGATATTTGTAATTAGCAAAATGAGAAATTCTAGTGTACATAACAATGGTAAACTTTCGGTAGAAGAGTACTTAGAAATCAAAAAGTATGATATATTCGATTTTGAACAATTTGAAATAAAAGATAAAAGTGAAATTGAGTTAGAGTTTGAAATTGAAACTGTAGAAACTTCAATAAACACTTACAAGAAAGTAATAAGTATAATTTGTCAAGGATTGAAAGAGCAATTTGAAAACTAAGATCTAATAGGCTCTTTTCTTTTGTGTAAAAACAAATTGAAGTGTAAATGAATGTCGGTATTTGTAGAACGATTTATGTAGGAATTTATTTCTTTTTGCCGAATTGAGTAGGTGGGAAGGGGGATTAAAATGAGTAAGTTTAGATTCGATCTTCAACATCTACCAAAGCAACATCAGAAAATTATTGAAAGTAAAAATAAAAATGGAGAATTAGTTAATAATAATTCCGAAAAACGCAGAGAAAAAAGTACTCTTATTGAAAGTGAAAGATGCAATAAATTTGACATTATAGACTTTAAAAGACCACATGTGGGTTTTTTGAATGGTCATAAAATTAAAATTGAATCAATAATAGAAAGCAAAGAAGAGAAAGAGTATGAAATCAAAATTGAAGCATTAAATCAGACGTTAGAAAAAATCTCTAATATTCCTATAGGTATCACAGTAAAATTCGAAATATACGATAAGATAGATTGGAATATTAATATAATAAGACAATGTGGATCTGGTGTCATAAAAAACATTAAAGAAGATAAAGAAAATTGGATTTGCAGCGGAGGTTTACTGATTAAAGTTATAGGATAAAATAGAGCCAGCCGGCTCTTTTTTCATGTGTAAAAACAAACTTAAATAGCAACTAGCAATGGGGTGGTGGTATGAAGAAGAATAAAGGCGGTAGACCTAGCAAATATGAAGCAGAATGGAAAGATAAACTAATCATAATACAAGGCTGGGCAAAAGATGGTCTTACTAATGAACAAATAGCCAATAATATAGGAATATCAGTTAAGACATTATATGAATGGCAGAACAAGTATAGTGAGTTTGGTGAGGCCCTAAAAAAGGGTAAAGAAGTAATTGATAGAGAAGTTGAAAATGCACTACTAAAAAGGGCATTAGGATATAAGTATACAGAGAAGACTAAGGAACTAGTTAAAAGTCCACTAACAGGTAAAGTGGAGTTACAAGTTACCAAAGAGGTTATAAAAGAAGTTGTTCCAGATACTACAGCTCAGATATTTTGGTTAAAGAATAGAAAACCTGCTGAGTGGAGAGACAAACAAGAAATTACATATAATGGCAATATGAATATTAATAATCCATATAAAGATCTAACAACAGAAGAGTTAAAGAAATTAGCACAAATGAGTGATAAGAATTGATTGATATAAAACAAATACAATTAGGTGCTAAGATAGAACTTGCTAGACGTGAGTTCTTTTATTTTTGTAATTTAATAGCTAAAGATTTTTACAAAGAGGACAGAGCGTACTTAATAGAAATGGCTATTGAAATGCAAGACTTCTATTTTTCAGATGATGATGTATTGGTAATAAATGTTCCACCTAGACATGGCAAATCAAGAACAGCTGGATTATTTACCCAATGGGTGTTTGGTAAAAATAAAAATGAAAAGGTAATGACTGGATCATATAACGAAACCCTATCAACTGTATTCTCAAAGAATGTTAGAAATGCAATCCAGGAAGAAAAAGCAGATAAAGATAAGATAGTTTATAGCGACATATTTCCTGATACGAAGATACAAAGAGGGGATGGAGCTATGAACCTATGGAGCCTAGAAGGTGGTTATAGTAACTACTTGGCAACTTCTCCAACTGGAACTGCTACAGGTTTTGGTGCCTCTTTAATAATAATAGATGACTTAATAAAAAACTCACAAGAAGCTTATAATGAAGCGGTGCTGGAAAAACATTGGGATTGGTTTACTAATACAATGCTTTCAAGACTTGAAGAAGGCGGTAAGATAATAGTTATAATGACAAGATGGGCAACTGAGGACTTAGCTGGTAAGGTATTAAGACATTTTGCAGGAGAGAAAAAGAAATGCAGACATATAACTATGAGAGCTGTTCAAGATGATGGTTCAATGCTATGTGATGAAGTTCTGTCGAAGGCTAGTTATGGTATGAAAGTACGTGCTATGGGAATGGATATAGCGAGTGCCAACTATCAACAGATTCCTATTGATGTTAAAGGTAGATTATACAGTAACTTTAAAACGTATACAGATATACCTAAAGATAGTAGCGGGAATCCTTTATTTACTAAGATAGGAGCCTATATAGATACAGCTGATGAAGGAAGTGACTATCTATGTGCTATTGTTTATGGAGAATATAACCAAGAAGCATATGTCTTAGATGTTTATTATACGAAAGACCCTATGGAAGTAACTGAATCTAAAGCAGCTGAAATATTATATGAAAATGAAGTTAATATTGCTGATATAGAGAGCAATAATGGCGGTAGAGGATTTGCAAGACAAGTTGAAAGGATATTAAAAGAAACTTTTAAATCTAATAAGACTAAAATTCTATGGTTCCATCAAAGCAAAAATAAAAAAGCAAGAATCCTTTCTAATTCTACTTGGATTATGGATCATATTTATTACCCTGCTAATTGGAAAGATAAATGGCCTGAATACTATAATGCTATGAACTCTTATCAAAGAGAAGGTAAAAACAAAAATGATGATGCTCCAGATGCTACAACAGGAATATCTGAAACCATAAATAAACGACTAGGAAGTAATCGAAAATCTTATTCAGGCAAAGGAAGGAGGTAATAACTTGATAAACTACAACGAACTACTTAAAGCAGAACTACAAGGAGTTTACGGTAACTTCTTAGAGAAAATCAATAGAATCAATGGTTACTATTTAATCTATGAAGGAAAGCAAGAATGGAATACAGCACATAACTTAGACTATACACCTACTAAAAAGGTTACAAACCTAATTAAAAAGCTAATTGATACTAGAGCAAGGTTTATGTTTGGTAAAGAACCTTATTTTGATATTAGGCCAGTTAAAGCAGATGCTAAAGGCTTTACTACGTATCAAGATCAAGCACAGGAAAAGGAAGATTTATTATATAAAATCTTTACAGAAAATAAATTCCATAGTAAACTCCTAAAAGCTAAGAAAGATTGTAGTATTGGTGGTAAAATAGCAATAAAGCTTTGGGGACATAAGGAAGTGGGATTAAAGATTATATTTTCACCAGCACAGGAATTTTTTCCTCAATATAACCTTGACGATGTGGACCAACTTGAGAAAGTGGTCTTTTTATATGCCCTAAATAATGAAGAAAATGCAGATAATCAGAGGATTAAAAAGCAAGGGTGGGAAATGGTAGGTAAGGAATGCATCTTAAACGAAGGTACCTATAATGGCAAAGGTGAGATTGTATCTATAGAGTACCAAGATTACAAAACAGGCTTAGATTTTATTCCAGTTATAATCATTCAAAACGGTGGTCTTACAGGGGAAACAGAAGGTATTAGTGATGTAGAAAGATTATGGCCTAATCAAGATGCTTATAATAGATTAACTTCTGATGATATAGATGCTTTACGATTTCAAATGTTTGGCCAAGATGTAGTTACTGATGCAGATGAAAGCTCACTTAAAAATATTAAAATTAGTCCTGGTGCCATGATAGACCTCCAAACAGATATGGCACAAGCTAATGAAGGTAGACAGGCTAGAATGGAAAGACTCGAAAGTGGATTTAGTTATAAAGACAAGTTCGAGGATACAGTTAATCGTATTAAGAATGATATGTACGATACAGTAGAAGTGCCTAACGTGAGCCTTGAACAACTCAAAGGACTTATGGCTAGTGGTAAGAGTATGAAAGCTTTATATTGGGGCTTAATAGCTGTATGTGACGAAGATTGGACTACCTGGGGACCTGATTTAAAACAAATGATAGAGTATATTTTTAAAATGGTTGATGCATATAATTTGTATGGTGCTAAAGCTATTGCAAAATATGAAACTACTACAAATATAGAGCATTATTATCCGATTCAAGAAGATGAAGATGCTCAAAAGAAAGTTGATATGGAAGAAGTTGTTACAGAAGTTAGAAGTAAGAAATCTTACATTAAAAAATGGCTGGAAGTAGAAGATGTAGATGCAGAACTAGAACAAATACAACTAGAAAAGCAAATGCTCCAGGATAGCTATACAAGGGATTTAAATAATGCTTTAGAGAGCGAGTAGGTGGTATTCAATGAATGAATATCAAAAGGTAGCACTTGAAACACGAAAGAAAATATCTAAACTTACTCTAGATCAGCAAAGAGAATTATTAAAGTTATATGAAAGTACAATTGATGATCTAGCTAGTAAAGCAACAAGTGCAAGAGATAAATCATTAACTAGAAGATGGGCTTTAGATTATAAAAAAGCTTTACAGAAAGAAGCGAAGAATCTTCATGCAGAAATTAGGGAGCAGACAGTAAAAGCTATAGAGTTATCAGCAGAACTTGCTACATTTCCTGAAGAATGGTTCTATAAAGAGATATTCAGTAAGGTTGATATGGATATAGGACCTCACTTTACACAGATGTTCTCTCAAACTAAAAAAGAAGTATTAAAGGACATTGTAAGTGGCGGATTATATAAGGATAATAAGACGCTTAGCGCTAGAATTTGGGATACATCAAATAAGTTTGAGAAAGATATGCAATATATTGTTAATCAGGGAATGTTAGAAGGTAAATCAGCGTTAGAACTCGCTAGGGATTTAGAGAAGTTTGTAAAGGATCCAGCTAAAAGAGGATTTGATTGGGGTAAAGTTTATCCTAATCTTAGAAATACAAAAATAGATTATAATGCTCAAAGGTTAGCTAGAACTTCTATTAATCATGCTTATCAGACTTCAACAATAAAAAGTAGTAGCATGAACCCATTTGTTGAGGGTATAGAGTGGCAGTCAGCTATGATACATGGTAGAACATGTCAACTTTGTATAGATAGGGACGGACAAATATTTTCAAAAGATAGTGTACCTTTGGATCATCCACAAGGTCTCTGTACAATGCTGCCATATATATCCCAGTCATTAGATCAAGTAGCTGATGAATTAAGAGATTGGTTAGATGGAGATAATAACAGTAAGATTGAACAGTGGTATAATAAATATGATCAACATTTTGCTTTTAAGAAAATATAGTTAAGTAATAAGATTATTAGGGGGATTACTATGAAACCAATATTTTGTGATATATGTTCAAAGGGATTTATAATAGACATTCAAACTCAGCAACTAGAAAACAATGCAGAAAGAGTTTATTTTACATGTCCTCACTGTAATACTGAGTATACGAGTTATTACACCAATGTACTTATAAAGAGAAAGCAGGCTCAAATAAAAGAGCTTGAAGTAAAATATTTAGCTGCAAGAGGTAAAAATCCTAAACAGGCAGAAAAAGTATTCAACCAAATACAGAAATTAAAGAAAGAAATAGGCAAAGATACGGAAAATTTAAAGAAAAGAACAGAAGGTCAGCACTCTCAATAGGGTGCTTTTATTTTGCTCTTTTTTAAAGGCTGAAGAGCATAAAGAACAGCGATACTCCTAACCGGGAGCAACCGGTATAAAAAGCTATTGGAGGAATAAAAAAATGGAATGGTTAAAAAAATTAATTGAAAAACATACAAAGGATGGAGTATTGAACCAAGAAGAATTAAATAAGGAGATCAGTACAGAGTTTCCTAAGTATGCAGTACCAAAAGAAACTTATAATACTCTATCTGAAACTAAGAAGAAGCTTGAAGAAGATATTACAGATAGAGATAAGCAATTAGAAGATCTAAAGAAGGTTGATGCTGCAGGATTACAGGCAGAAATAACTAGACTACAAGGTGAAAATAAAACAGCTAAGGAAAAATATGATACTGATATGAAAGACCTAAATATAACGAATGCTGTTAAGCTAGCAATAGCAGGGAAAGTGCATGATGAAGGTCTAGTAGCAGGGTTATTTGATAAATCTAAACTTATTCTTAGTGATGATGGATCAATTACAGGACTAGATGAACAGCTTAAAACAGTACAAGAGAGTAAGTCATTTTTATTCAAAGAAGTAGAACCACCTGGTACTGGTGGAGCTTTAGGAGGTGGAGCAAAACCACCTAAGACGGGCCCACCAGGAGAAAACTATGGAGCTAATTTAGCAAAGAGTACACCTAAAGTAGCAGCACCGCAAGTAAACCCATACGAGTTATAAGAGAGGAGAATTTAAATGGCAAATAGAGTAAGAACAAAAGAGTACGGTAATAGAAAAGAGATATTAAAGTTTAATGATTTTGTATCAACAGTTGTATTAGTTTCTGATACAGATGTAGCTGCAGTAGATGGAAAGAAAGTAGTAAAAGGTGGAACTATTGTAGGTGGCTTAACTAAAACAGTGCTACTTAATCCAGGAGAGGCAGTTGGAGATAAAAACACTGTCGAGTTAGGATCCGGAGCAGATGGAGTTTTGCTTTATGATGTTGATGTAACCAATGGACCTAGAGAAGGTTCCATGGTGATCAGTGGTTATATTGATGTTAATAAAATTCCAGCAGCACCAGTAGCAGAAGTAAGCTTACCTAAAATTACATTCATGAAATAAGAGAGGAGAAAATATATATGCCAACAATTTTTGATATTGTAACAGCACAAAACGTAAAAGGATTTTATGAGGAAACAGCAGAGGGGAAAATTCAACCACTGGGTTCTATGTTATTCCCAAGAACTAAGCAATTAGGTTTAGAATTAAGCTTTATTAAAGGAAAAGGTGGAGTTCCAGTAGTATTAAAGCCTTCTGCTTTTGACACTAAAGTAACTTTGAGGGACAGAGTAGGGCTATCCGAATTAAAGACAGATATGCCATTCTTTAAAGAGGCTATGATGGTTAAGGAGAAGGATAGACAAGATCTTCTTACTATGCTTCAAACAGGTAATCAAGCTTATATTGATATGGTTACAGCGCGTATCTTCGATGACGAAAAGACTTTATTGGATGGTGCTGAGTCTCAAGAAGAAAGATTAAGAATGCAGCTATTAACACAAGGTAAAATTGCAGTTACTGCTAATAATGTTGACTTTGAATATGACTATGGAATGCCTGAAGGTAATAAGCTTACTGTTGAAAAAGTTTGGACAGACCCAACAGCAAATATTGGAAAAGACATTATGAAGTGGATTATGGATGCTAAGAAGAAAGGTATTACTCTTAATAGAGCAATTACAAATAGTTCTACAATCCTAAACATGATGGAAAATACAGCTATTAAGAAAGAAATTCTATCTAAGGCTGATGGTACTGGTGTTGTAACTCCTGGAATGATTGGTCAATGGGTTAAGTCTAAGTTTAGTCTAACTATTATGACTTATGATGAAGTATTCATAGATGAAAATGGAGCAACTAAACAATATGTTCCGGACGGAGTATTCACTTTACTTCCTGCTGGTCCTTTAGGTAATACTGTATTTGGTACTACTCCAGAAGAGGCAGACCTTATGTCAGGTGCAACAGATGCCCAAGTGGC